ACGAAATCACGGAACGATTAAATAATGAAAAAACCTGCTATTTGTCAAGTGATAAAGAATATTGGTTATTTATAGATGATAATGTGTTTAATAAAATTGGCAAAGAGTTACATTCGATTTCTGTTGCAGAATGGTTGTATGGAAAGTGTGAAGACAATGATTTATCTACAACATTTATGAATACACAATATGATTGGAGCGATTATAATATGGATGCAGCCGCCGATGTAGATATGTCTAAATGTTGCAACAATCAATGGGATCAGGTTATGATAAACTATGTGAGAAATGTAGTTGAAGAATCCATTTCGTATAAATTAGAAGAATCGTTAAGAGAAATGGTGAATTACAAATTTGAAATGGATTATATAAAAGATGTTGTAAAAAATGTTTTGGACTTAGAAGACAAATAATAGCCAATGAATCCAAGTTTTCATGTGAATGAAAGGAATAGTAAAATGGATAAATATTCGATTGTAGGGCATCCAAAGTTAATGGATGAAAGCAATAATTTATGGGGATTTGTAGTAGAAAGTGACAATTCAACAGATATATTATTGTCTGATGATTATTTTAGTTCCAGTATTGTAATTGCATTAGACGAGATTGCGAACTTTAAAAATAAACCAGAAATAAAAGAAGGTCAAAAAGTAAAAATTACAATAGAAATAGAAGAATAAGAAATCTAAGTTTCAAGTTAAGAAGGGAGAATAATCATTATGCATGTGAATATATTTGAAACAAAATCGGATGAAGAATTATCTGTATTATACGGACAATTTCTTGAAGTAGAAAAAATATCTGGCTTTCCAGATGATAACGAATTGGGGAAAATTAAAAAAGAATATGAAAAAGATTTCGGAGCAAATACTGTATTAATGCTTCAAATTGAATTGACTCATACAATAGCAAATAGATGGTTCATAGAACATAGAGGCAAGTAAATTTAACTTTAATTTTGGAATTCTTAAAAAGGATCGTAATAGCAATGACAGTAAAACAGATGGTGGAGGATTATCTATATTTGGAAGACAATTATGGAGTCCCTTATGACTTTTGTGGAGGTTTTTGTGAAGAAGATTATTTTAGAAATTTGTTATTTGGTGAATCAACAAGAAGAGAAGTTATGTATGATTTAATTGAATACTTTTTTACAAAGCCACAAGCATTAGAACAACTTGATTTATCAGACAAAAGAGTTTTAAAGATTAAGAAAAGATATGGGGTTTGAATTTAATACTATAATGTGAGGTTGATAAAAATGACAAAATGTAAAATTAGATTACTCGGAAACATATGGCTGCTTGATATTACAGAAGAAACAAAAAAATATTTTGATGGATTTGCAGAAAAGGTAGAAATGATGATAGCAGTAGGAGTTCCTAGAACTGACGCAGAGTTAGAGGCACAGATGACTATCGATGAAAATATGTGCTATAAAAATGATGATGAGTTTGATTTTGATAGCATGAATTTATATATCACTCTTCCAAACGGAAAAATGATTAATATTCATGGAGAGTCAGGTGGAACTATAGGTTTGGTAAATCCAGATGACTGTTTTCTTGGTGAGGATTGATATGGATAATAGGACAAGAAGAATAAACACGCTGCTTATATTAGAACGTAGCCTGACATCACAAATACATAATCTTATTAATGATATATCTGAGAATGAAGTTCCTGACGATTATCTGAATCAAGCTTCCAATTATATGATTAGAATGATAAAAAAGGATTTTGATGACGTTAAGGAACTTGGTAAATTAGACAGTAAATGACGATTTCTTGGTAAACAGAATGGAGATGATTGAATGAAGAAAATAACAAAATTTGCAGATATACCATCTTTTACACAAGATGGTTCTTGGCAATGTGATTTTGATTTTGCGTATTTATTACAATTTATAGACGAACATATAAAAAGTTATGACTTACAGCTTAACCCTGATTTTCAACGGGGACATGTATGGACAGAAGAACAACAAATAGCATGGATTGAGTTTTTCTTGAGAGGAGGAAGAACAGGTCGTATTCTATATTTTAATTGTCCTAGTTGGCAAGGTTCTGTAAAAGATGGAGATTATAATGATTTTGTTTGCGTGGATGGATTGCAGCGCATTACCGCTATTCGAAGGTTTATGAACGGAGAAATATCTGCGTTTGGTTCGTATATTAGCGAATACGAAGATGAAATGTCTTTAATGAGAAATTCGATTAAAGTAAATATCAATAATCTAAAAACAAAAAAAGAAGTATTGCAGTGGTATGTGGATATGAATGCAGGAGGCACTCCTCATACAAGTGAAGAAATTAACAGAATTAAGAAGATGATCGAGAAACTATAAAGCAAATGAAAAATTGCTTTTATATGAAAGGAGATAATTTATATGAGGCTAGGAAAATATTCTGGTAAGCTTTATGCAGAAGACGAAGTTAAAAATATGCAGGAGTGTGGCGTGTGTATATCCAATGAACAAGCAAGTGATAAAAACTGGATTAATGAGCAGCATTTACAGGATCTAAAAGGTTGTGCAGTATGTTTTGGATGTCCAATGGCTCAACAGAATATATAATTTGTTGTTGAAAGATTGTTTTCATATAAGAGAGGTGAATAATAATGAATGAACGTGTCTTATATAATGCGCAAAAATCTGTTATTGAGGAAGTAAAACAAGAGTTGCTTAAAAAAACAGAAATAGAAAGACAAAGAAATGTTATTAAAGAAGTATGCAGAGCTGTGGCTAGAAAACATAAATTTGATGATTTGAAAACCTGATGAAGCAGACATTTCAAATTAAATATTTTTAAAATATGAAGCAGAAAACACCTGCTTCTTTTTTATTGCAGAAAGAGAGGTAATAAAAATGAATATGGGAAATCCCAAAAGAGCATCAAGATTTTTATGCTGTAAGCATTTAGGAGAAAATTTTATAGGGCAAGGTATTCAGAGAAAAGGAAAACAAAGACCTAAATATCATTTGAAAGATATTTTTTGTATTCAATGTCAGTCAATAACGAAAAATATTGAAGTCAGATGGTGTGATGATTATTTAGATATATATGAAAAGGCAAGAGAAATACATAAAGAATTATATATAAATAGAGAATAATACATATAGAAAGGTGGTTGGTTAATATGGCACAGACAAGAGATTATGCAACTAAGAAAAAAGGTAAAACAGAGGTACAGCCATTCTGGAATATGTCAGATATCAAGAATGTTGTAGAGTGGTTTGAAAAGAATAATGAATGGGATGGATATTTAATTACACTACTTGAATTATTGCTTGGTAGACGAATTGGTGACACAGTGATGATGAAATGGTCGGATCTGTATTATGAGAACGGAAATCGTAAAAATGAGATTGATACCATCGAGGAACAGAAAACAGGTAAGATTACTAATCTTCCTGTAAGTAATATGGTTTGGGAAGCGGTTGATAATTATTTATTACATGTCAAAATTGAACCAATGGAGCATTATAATGAATATATCTTTCAATATCAGCCTAAGACAGAATGGATTAATCATTGTAAGACATGGAATTATGATGAATTAAATGTGTATTCATGGTGTCAACTTTTGGGAAAGGATTTATCCGATAAAAGACAGAATAAGATTGTTGATGATTATAAAAAACAGAAGAAATATGAGACTATTGGTGAATACATTTATTTTGTCGTTGAATACAATGATATTGTAAAGTGGCAAACAGATGATTATAGGAAGAAATTAAAAAAGGCAGTTGAAGATGTTGGAATAACTTCCCCCGTGTCGAGCCACAGCCTCCGTAAAAGCTTCGGTTACTGGATACACAAAACGCATCCGTTCGATCCTGATTGTTTGTTGTCATTACAGAAACTGTTCAATCATACAGACCTTCAGACAACAATGAACTATATTGGATTAACAGAAGAGAAAAACAGACAGTTAATTAATGATCATGGTGAATTTATTCATAATGTATTAGCTGGAAAGGGAGATGAAATAATCAAGAATATGCCTGTTATCTCATTAAAGTCTGATGATTTTGGAAAGATTATAAGAATGCTTACAGATGATGTGGACAAGTATCAGGCAGCTATTGATATGGCAAATGAACTGAGGGTTATGTAAATATGTAAGGACGATGATTATTGTTCATCGTTCTTACTATGTGTCATTTTATTTATTGTTGTCGTATAACTTAAAAGTCGTTTCATTTGGTTATCATCTGAATCAAGAATCTCAATGGGAGAACAATCAAGTTCTTTACAAATTGATTCTAAGATATCAAATTTAATTGAAGTTGATTCACCTTTGTAGATTTTGTCGATTGTTGGATATGTTACTCCTATTTTTTTAGCCAGTTCGTAACGTGTCATATTTTTTTCTTTTAATTTATCCTGAATAGATAGTTTCATAAGTACAATCCTCCTATATACATAGAGTATCATGTATAAAGAAAAAAATAAATATAAAAAATATTTATAATAATACTTGACAATATATATAGACAAGTATATAATACAAAATATCAAAAGATAATCCATTACATACAAAAGAAGAGAGGAGGGTACATATGGATTTACAATTGCAAAGATATGACATTATAAAGGCAGAAATAAAATATAAAGGAATGGGTTCTGTCCAAACAAATGAGCGTCCATATGTGATAATATCAAATCCAATCGGAACTAAGCACGCAACTATTATTACAGTTATGGCTTTAACAAGTAAAATAAAAAAACTTAATATGCCAGTTCATAGTTGCATTCATGCCGACAATGATAATGGATTAACAGAATATTCCATGGCTTTAGGAGAACAGTTATTTACCATATCTAAAGAAGAAGTAAAAGAAAAACTTGGTACAGTAACAAGCAAAGAAGAGAAGAAACTTATAGATAAAGCTTGTTTTAATGGATTATTTTATGGAACAGAATATAGATTAGAGGAGGTAAATGCGTAATGTACGTTAGCAAAGAAGAAGCGAAACGGATGATTGATTCAGCTCAGGGAAAGATTTGGATTGATTCTTTTAATGGAATTACATTTATTCATACAAAACCAAAACAGATTAGTGCAGATGAGGGAAAGAGAATAATTAATAAAGCAAGTACAGTAGATTATCTTGATAATGACTTTTTTGGTCATTTGTGTTTAGAAGGTGTACAGGCAGAAATTATACACAATATAAATTTTCCACTTATTTTTCGAGAATAGTGTCCTAATTATGGGACACTGCTTGATATATAATTATAACATACATAAAATGACAAACAAATGTTCGAAAAAGTATTGACAAGAACGTATGTTTGGAATATCATTGTTCTTGTAAGAGAAATGGAAATACAAAAAACAGCCAAGCGATTCAAACGGTGTTGGCGCACCTTTCTACTTGACTGCTTTACCCAATACGGCAGAAAATACCGCAAATTTATTTTACATATTTTACCAATTGTTGTCAAGACTGGTAAATCTATAGCGTTTCTGCATTTTAAATCCATTTTTACAATTAAATAGAGAATATTAATATAGGGCATTCGCCAAGCGGTAAGGCACAGCACTTTGACTGCTGTATTCACCAGTTCGAATCTGGTATGCCCTGCTATAACCGTACATAATTTCGCTTTGAGTAACAACAAGCACCATTAGCTCAGTTGGTTAGAGCAACCGGCTCATAACCGGTCGGTCGTAGGTTCGAATCCTTCATGGTGCATTAAAA